GTGAGTATTGGCACACCTTGGTCAATTATGGTTGTAACGTCGCCAAAGCCTTTCAAAAGGTCGAGGCGCTCAAGACAGCACAGGCAGCCCGCAATATCACTGTCGCCCCTGACGGTGTTAAGTGGGCTGGCTCCCGCTATATGTATGCTCTAAGTGAGAAATTAAAAACCTTGGAGTGGTACACATTTGGTAAGGACCCCATCACCATTTCTGAACGTCTCGCTACTCTGTATAGTGACGCTCAGATATGTTGTGATGGTGACTTCACAAATATGGATGGAACCATCGGTTGGATCCAGCGCGAGCTGGACAACCAACTTTTTCACAAGATGTTCCACCCATCTTACCATGCGGAATTGGACGCTGTGGTCCTGTCATTATACGGTAATCGTGTAACGACCCGCCACGGAGTTAGTTATGACCAGGGGTGCAGCCAAGCAAGTGGCTTTCCCGACACTGTATTAAACACTGTCAGAAATGCCTTCATTGCTTATCTTGCTGGGACGTATAGTGGGCTTAGCCCCTTTGAGTCCTGGGCTGCACTCGGATTGTATGGAGGGGACGACGGATCCACGCCTGACGCTAATGCTGACAATTTGCTACGCGCCGCCAACGATGTTGGTCAACGGCTTAAGCTAGATGTCATCAGGCGTGGAAACCCCGTTCCGTTTTTGGGACGCCTCTACTTCCCCTGGGGAGGTTCCCAAAACTCTATGTGCGATGTGGTACGTCAGCTCAACAAGCTACACATCACCACACGATCGATTGATACACCTAACGCTATTGTAGCTCGTGACAAAGGGTTATCAGGCCTTGTTATGGACGCCAATACCCCATTAATAGGTGTTGTCTACAAGAAGCTCGCTAATGCAGCCGCCTTGGGTGGTGAAGACGTTATGTATACTTATAGCGCCTTCCAAGCTCTCGGCCGTAATGCCGTTAACGTCCATGAAGCATGGATGGACGACGTCATAGCTGCTGCTTATGATGCTGAACAAATCGACCAAATCGTTTCATGGGCCGTGGGTCCAGGACATTGGGCTAACCCCCCAACTGTCCAGCACAAGGAAATTGTGGTTAAAGTCGCCAGTGCTGAAATAGACGGCGCGATCCACAACAGCCCTGTTGTTGAGCTTGAGGAAGGTGAGATCCCACCTGAGCCAGTTGTCCCACCAACCCCTGTCAAACCACCTAGAGTATCTTTTGGAGATATAGATTTTTCAAACTTGCCGAAGTTCACATTTAGCAGTCCCTCTGATAAATCAAACAAACCCAAAGATGCTAACAAGAAGAAGATGACCCCCGAGGAGTATAAGGCTTATGTTGACCGTACATATACTCCCGAAGAACAGCGCAAGCACCGCGCTAACCGCCGAGCTAAGACGGCGCCCGCCCAACCGGATGTTAAATCCGGTCCGGGCCAATGAGGTTTCCCCACCTCTGCCAGTTAACCCTATATAACACCTTAGCTACTGACATCACCTGGTTGTCAGCGTCTGTATATTGCCGCACCTGGAGGCACTGTATTATCTATCTATGTCTGAAATACACGTTGTTGATTTAAATAATAAATCAATACCCGACACCTACGGTCAAAGTGAATCGATGAACCGATCACGTAAGGCCCAGGGAAACAATGCTGGGCGAGCTAAAGCTGTACCTTCAAATAAGGTACCTAAGAAAGCCAAGACGCCCGATAGAAAACAAGTAATGCGCGTTGCACGATCTATTAGCCCTAAGTTGTCTGCTGAGGCACGTGCTTATATGCACGCTCTCGCTGACCCCAAAAACGCCACACCTACTGGTATCCCAACTGCCTTCCCACTCGTCCCGTCTTTCAAGGGCCGTTGTTGGGCTGTTGGAACTCTTTCCATCGGTACCGGAGGCTACGGATTTTTACAGGTCGGCGCTGAACGCACTGTGATCAACGACGCTACTAGTGTCTATTCATCTAGCTCCGCATATGCTTTGACTACACTCCCTAGCTCTTACGTGGAAACCGGCGTTGTCTCGGTTGCGACGAATTCAAACTTCAGCGCAGCCCAGCTTGGGTCGAGCACGACTACCACACAGGTGCGTCTCGTTGCCTGTGCCGCAACTGTCCAGTATACCGGCACAGAACTTGACTTGTCCGGTGAGGTTACCGCCTTGCGGCACCCTGACCATGTTAGTTTAACCGGCGCTATGACTCGTGCACAGATGTTAGCCTATCCGAACGCTCAAACAATGCCATTGACCAGCGCTCGCCGAGTTGCTCGGCTGACCTGGATGCCCATATCCGCTGATGAGGTTGAGTATAAGGAAGAAAACACCACCGCACCTCTCAGCATGGCGTTTCTAATATCTGGCGTTGCGGCCAGTACCTACCATTATGAGGTCTTTTGCATCTACGAGGCTATTGGGGTCAACATTCCAACCCGTAGCGCAAATCTTCCTGACCCGAATGGACTAGCCGCTGTCATTGGAGCAGCAGAAAACGAGGATTCCTCCTGGTCAGGAACAGCTAAGTCACTACTATCAAATCTCACTAATTACGCCATCGCTGAGCTTGGCGCTATGAGTGGGGCCACAGCCCGTACGTATTTGTCCAATTCCGTTAAGGCCATGATGAACGGTCAACCTGATCTTCCGGCCATCAATGGTGTAACTGTTGAAGATTTGTACGATGAGCTCGTGGGTCCCCGTAGTGGAACTGATGCTGCACCTGTTATCCCAGACTGCCCTTGGGCCACCTTGCGTTCCAACCTTCTAAACAAGGTTTGGATCGCTGTTGTTCTTGAACCACACATTATCGTTCGAATTGACCAGTTTGATTATCAAGTGCACATGCTCCCTAATCATATCTGTGCGTTCGCACCCCTTAGTGCGGTTCCCGCTGTCTATGCTAACAAACCCACGCTTACCCGTCGCTGACTTTCCCTTGCCAACTTCGGGTTGTAAGTAGTGTATATACATTTCTATATATTGTATACCGTTACTTTACACATGATTAAATACAGAAAAACATACTTGCTTAACTG